ATAAACCATAAGAAAACTATCATCAGTATAGGATATTTCGATAATTATTTTGCTTATACTTGTATGGATAATGTTATCCCCGCTCAGATAGCATACGCTATCTCCTACGTTAAATTCAGTATCTATATTCATACCTATATCGTTATTAGTCAATTACCAATCTCCACCATCATTTAATATGCCATCAATAGTAGTTACACTATTTTCAATATTGCTACCTCCATATTGCGTAAATTCCGGTGTAGGATTATTGTCTGTATCTCCATGCATCATTACATGAAGCGAACCACTGGCTGAATACAGCCAAAGACGCTTACCATCCTTTTCCCACTTTTTTGCAAGTCGTTTCAGAGAGTCAATCAACTTACATTCTTCGGGAGTACATTCTATCCCAGCTTCTGTTTGATATTTGCTCATATCGAATTAATTTTAAATATTAATCTTTTTCTAAAAAAGTGTTAGTAGTATTCAACACTCCGGCTGAATCCCGATTTTTACCATCACGCACAAAAAAACTATCGCTTAACAGCCTTTCATAATCGATTTTATTCATAAGAATAACACTCGAATTGCCATCTATATACAGTTTGCATTGCAGGTATTGAGTTCCTTTTACTTCCTCAATTACGTCTATTTGCATTGTTCTTTTTTTACTCATATCTGTTCCTGTTATTAGTTAATTACCAATCTCCACCATCATTTAATATGCCATCAATAGTAGTTACACTATTTTCAATGTTGCTGCCTCCATATTGCGTAAATTCCGGTGTAGGATTATCTTCCGTATCTCCGTGCATCATTACATGTAACGCTCCGCTTGCACTGTAAAGCCATAACCGCTTACCATCCTTTTCCCACTTTTTTGCAAGTCGTTTCAAAGAGTCAATCAACTTACATTCTTCGGGAGTACATTCTATCCCGGCTTCTGTTTGATATTTGCTCATATCTTATCTATTTTGAATTATTTTTTTATAACTACCGCCATTGTACTAATGGAAGTGCCACTCTCTTTAAACTCTCCCGCGCTGATTTCAAACACTTCTCCATGTACTTCTTTCAGCCAGTTGCGGAAATCAATACATTTTTTTTCCGAAGCGAATTTCCAATGTTGGCTGGTTATTGCCGCAAGCGTGCCGCCTTCTTCCAATCGATCATACATAAGCCTGACATGCTCTATATCCTGATTGCCGGTAAACGGAGGATTTGCAATAATCTTAGTGTAACTACCTACACTGTCTTTGGTAAAGTCTTCATCAAGCAATATTACGTTGCTAAGGGTATGAAGAAATTCTCTGTTTTCCGGCATCAGTTCATAGCATTCCACTGTTACGGAAGGACAAGCCCTATGAATGGCTTTAATGAGAGCACCGCGGCCGGCACTCGGCTCCAGTACCGTATCATCCTCATATATCCCTCCGGCAAGCATAACCAGCCAGTCGGCAACATCGGCCGGAGTTTCAAAAAACTGGTAATCCTGCTGTAGGTTGCACCGTTTACCCTCTTTCAGCATGGAAAACACACGCTCCGGATTAAACGGGAATGTGAACCCCTGTATCTTCCCACCTTGCCATGAGCCGCCGGCTTCTTCTATCCACTTCTTTGCTTCGGCATAAGATTTTTTATTGAATTGAACTTGAGGAAGTTTGAGGATATTATTCTCAAGAGTACAATGTTTCAGTATTTCTTCTACATTCCATTTTTTACCTTCGTCAGCCTGTTTCTTCTTTTCCCCAATCGGAGCGTCAGGTGCTAACAGTGAAGATATTTTCGTTATAACCATATTACTCGCATCCATGAAAGTATTAATACAGGAAAGTGCTTCCATAAGAAATTCAGTATCAACATATCCAGCTGCGTCATAAATATCTATACATTCAGTCATATTCGACAATTCATTGAGCTGATCTACACTACCACGTAACATTTTTATTAAAGTCTCTTTGTTGTTCATCATAACTTTTCTGTAAATAAATTCTTGTTGTATCTACACTACCATGACCGAGAAGGTCTGCTAATTGAATTATATCTTTAGTTTTCTTCAGGAACATTTTAGCAAAGAAGTGCCGGAAGGCATGAGCGTGCATTTTTTTTGAATCGATACCACAATGTTTACCCCATGCTTTCAGGTGTTGTGAAAAACCTCTCTGAGTCAACGGTCCGTATCTCCCGACAGCAAGAGTACCGGACTTGCCTGTCTCCTTTATATAGTCCTTCACCTCCTGTTGTAATTGCTTCTGGAAAAAGAAACGCCGATACTTGTTTCCTTTCCCTTTCAAAACAACCTCGCCAATTGCTATATCCTCCCATGTGAATTGCTGAAACTCCGAGAGCCGGGCTCCTGTAGTACCCAATACCTTGATGAAGAAATAGTAATCCTTGTTGAGTTTTGTTTTCAGATACTCCAGTAACCGATTATATTCATTCTCGGTAGGAACATTAGAAATATCCAGCTTACGTTTCATTTTAGGTCTCTTTAATTCTATCGGCTTTTTCATCCATTTAGAGAACTTCTCAATGGCTGTAATACGTAATCGGATGGTAGCAGGAGAGAGCTTCGCCTCTTCGAGGCTTTTTATAAACCTCCTGCAATTATCCATGTTTACCTCATTGGCATACTCGAAATACATTTTTATGGATGTGTAATATATATCAACAGTATGAGATGAATAATCATTGTTATCAGTCAACCATATTATGAAATCATGGAGTAGTTTCTTATTTTTCTCTGAAATGACGTCAAGCTTTTCCAAAGGTTTCACCGTCTTTTCCCTTTTTCCATATCCGATGTTGAGAAAGGATAATAGATCGCATATAGCTGAACACATTAATGAATGACGCACCATGACATCAGCATTTTCACGTTTGTAATTCAAATAACCACGGCGGTTCACTTCTTTGGCCATCTCTAAAAAATCCGTGACATGCTTGATATATTTCCCGATAGTATCATAAGTCCTTCCTGTCGTGTATATGTAAGAAATATAATCAGTTAATATCTTCTGTCTGTCACTATTCATGGTTATTTATTTCTTTTTTTTTGATTTAATCTTGATTGGATTGTTTTTGGTACCAGTACCCAACCATTTTAATTGGATGCCATGTATCCGGAGCCAATATTTAAATTCGGACGTGGTTGTCTGTTTCATATCTGTTCCGTTTCGAATCAAACTAGACCAGCCCATTCATTAATCGTAGCATTCAAAGCCCCCATAACAAGCATCTTGTCACTTTCGTCATACTCCATAAGCACCTCCACTGTCCGGTCACCATTACAATCATTGTATTCCCTTCCTGTCTGAATATTGACAGGAAGACCGTTCTCGTGGACTGCTTCAAGCCATGCCTCAAGCAACCCTTTATTCATTTCTATTTTAGCACTTTTCATAATTTCTTACTTTAGCAATAACAGACGATCCATTCTTCTTTATACCAATCTCGTCCAACACCAATACATCAGGATATTTTGTCACCCATTCTGGGAAATAATTTGTTGTCAGAACAACTGTAAAATCACCTTGAAAATAATCCCCTCTGACCAACGCCTCGTAATACTGTAACTGCCATTCCGGGATGTCATCAAACACCATTACATCAACATTTGTATCAATATGTTCCAGGAAACTTTTAAGACTTGATGATCTGACATCATAAAAAACACTACGCTTGTTTTCGCACATTTGAAGTGCCAACTGAGTTTTTCCACACCGAGGAGCTCCTACTAATAGCATTACTTTCATATCATTCACAATTTAAGTTTATCACATTTATTAATTTCTACTACAAGTTATTCACGCTCAAATATTTTCACTCCAGCCACTTCTTCTATCTTATCCTTCGCTAGTTCAGGTATTCGTACCCAACCACTCCGCCAATTATTAAACGTATAAATCGGCACCTTGCATTCATCAGCGAGCCTTTTAGCCATCTCAGATGATTCACATACTGGTAAACTGCGCAAATAGGTTCGTAATGCCATGCCATCAATTGTTTTTTTCTTCTTTTTTTCTTCCATATTTAATTAAATATTGAATATTGTTTTGTAGATTTATAATGCAAATATAATAATATTGTATCATAACTATAGCTTTTCTATAGTTATTTTATAGATTTATTTTAATACTGTTTTTTAATACACTGATTATGAGTGAAATAATAGGTAATAAACTAAAGAAGATTTTAAAAAGAAAAGGTATTACCCCAAAGGAATTTGGAGGAATGATAGGAAAATCAGAGCAACGCATATATCAATACTATAATGCTACAAAATTTGACTCTGATCAAATTATAGAATTCTCTAATATATTTAAAGTACCTATTGCATATTGGTTTGATGATGAAGGTTACCGACTCAATCAATCAGTCGTTGGCGATGGGAGTGCAGCCTCTATATATGGTAATGCTACCGCTGGAGTTATAGCAGACAAAGATAAAGAAATAGAGCATCTGAAACAGTTACTCAAAGAAAAAGAGAGGCTAATTCAAGTATTAATGAATAAATAA